ACTACTTTTTCTTTTTTAGCCATAATAAAATATTATAAAATTAATGTTACGTAGGACCAAATTGCCCCATGTCAAAACCACCACCCATCACATCGTTTCCAGAAGATTCAAAGTTCTTAGGAGGTGAGTCATTTTGTCTTTGTGCGATTAGCTCACTTTGTTGTGAAGCTTGTATTTTAGTTCGATCGTCTTTTCGATTTTCTTTTTGATTTTCTTTTCCTTCAGCGCTAGTAACTTCTGCTGTTTTTAGTTCCATGTTAAATTGAAACTCCAAAGCCATTAGCTCTTTCTTGAGCATAGCTTCTTGTTGCATTTGTTGAGACTTAAGCTGTCCTCTCATTTGCTCCATTTGCGTTTCTATTTGAAACAGTTGTTGAGCTTTTTGAACTTCAGCTTGAGCAGCAACTTGTTGAGCTTGGGCATTAGCCTGAGCCTGTGCTTGTATGTTTTCTTGCTGCATGCGTTGATCTCTTTCTTGCTTTTTCTTTCTTCTTATTTTTAGAAGTTGATTAGCAAGTTTTATATTTTTAATCTCCCTAAGATCAATAGCATCTTCAAGATCTATTAATCCACCAGCTACAGCAGCTTGTATGTTTGCTTCTAATACAGCTTTTTGTTCGTCGTCGGGAGTAAGTTCTATAAATATACCAAAGTCATGTAAATGTAAATTAGCAACCTCTTCTAGTACTCCAACATTGTGAGCTCCTATTTTTTGAATAAAAGCTTCTTTAGCTGGTGAGTATTCTAGTATATCTGATATCCTAAGTGATAAACCTTCTGATAATTCTTGTGTTATAAATAAACCTGCGTTAAGTATGTGTCTAGTAGCTGTGTTTGAATTTGCAGCCGCTAACTTTTGAACACCAACTAATGCTCTAGAATCTGGCGTAGAACCATCTCTAGCTTCGTTTAAACCAGTTACATCTCTTATCATTTGTAGATAGTAGTTGTAGTTTTGTATTAAAGCTTGCATTTTCTGACCTCCAGAACCTGTTTGAAGTTCTTGTATTGGAACTTTACCTGGATTCATATCTCCATCAGAAGTAAAAGACCTACCTATTATAGATCCCGTCTGAAAGAACATATTTAATGCTTCTTGTGGATTATAATTTGTACCATTACCTAAATCAACCTCAGCTAGTCCATCGGCATCTAAATAAACACCATCAGGAACTACTCTTGATAACACTTGCTGTATCTTTAAATGTGTTAATTGAATCATGTCTGCAAAACCTGTTATACGTCTCACTAATGAATCAATACCACCTTTGTACATTCTTGGAGCAGTTATTGAATAATTCATTTTAACCTTAGTATAATCACTTTTAGGTCTCATCATATTCTTAGCCATCTCCCATCTTAGCAAGTAACTAGTACCAAGTATAAGAACACCTTCATATAAAACCTCTAATGATCTTGATATTTTACCAAAATTACCTGTCATTTCATTTATAGGTGGATCAAATTGATCGTCTCTAAGTATAATTTTTTCAGCTCCACTACCTGTTTCTTTTACTTTATAAACCTCATTCATGTATGTTTTATAATTAAAGTATAAAACTTGAATTTGATTTTTATCCTCATAGTAAGCAGAATCATATCTGTTATTAGAGTAACCGTTGTTGTGAAGACTTTGATTTGTAATATCTTTTAAATCTTCTTCAGTTAGGTTTGGAAATTCTTTTTTTAATTCGTTTACTGGTATTGTTTTAACTTCACCAACGTAATACACGTCTTGAAAGTTTGGATCTTCTGTATAAGAATAAACTATATTAGCAGGATCAACGTATTCAACTTTAACACCTTCTGACTCAGTAAACGTATTCTTAACACAACCAATACCTATTGTTGTTAGGTCATAGTTGATTCTTTTCTTAGTTAACTCATATCTATTACCATCTAGCAATACATTTATAGCTTGCTCTTCCGCTAATTCAATCTCTTGCTTATAACTAAGTTGCATGTGAAGATCTAACTCCTCTTGAGTATCTGGTAACAATTCAGGTTTGTTCTCAAACAAACTCATACCAAAAGCTTCTTCAGCAAAAGCATTAAGGTCTCTAGTCTCCATGTCTCTCATTATAGATTCCATGTACTTAGTTCTTTTACTTATACCGTATGGATCTTGAGAGTATGCTTTAATATCATATGTTCTTTCTGATATACCATTAACTACTATATCTACAAACTTAGATATTATAGGTACTGGTTTCCAGTCTAAATTAAGATAAGACAAATCACCATTAATAGATAACTCATCTTTATATTTTTGTATAGGTTGTTCTCCTCTAGCATATAACCTTAGTTTATGAAACTCAGCTTGATGCTGGTTGTATCTTTGATGAGAATTAGATCTATCAAACCACTCGTGTTCTATAGCCTTAGCTACCTGAAGACCGTAGTCTGCACCTATTTTTTCTGTGTCACTTACAACTTGACTCGGAAAATAACCTTTTATAACTGACTCAGCCATATTAATTTTCTATTAGTTTTGAATGCATACCTTTTTGCCCATATTTAGATATGCTTAAGTTTAATTTTTCTTTTTGTATTACTGGGTTTGATCTATATAAATGTCTATTACATGCCATTATAGCTAAGCCTGAACTTATCGCCGCATCAAACTTTGTACGGTTGTTAATATCAAATTTAGCCCAGTCTTGTAGGGTCTCATTAAAATAGCATGATCCATACGTGCCGTCAGATTTTAAACCAACATGATCTTGTATGTACATCTCTATTGCTGCCGCGTGTGCTTGTTTAATATCTTCACTAGAGTTAGGTATTCCACCAATCTCTCTTTCCGCAACAGATAATTTATTCCAGACTTTATCAGGTCTGTTCATTGAATAACCTCTGTAACCACGTCTTCTTAAATAGTACAATAGACGAGGTTTATTATTCTCTGCTAATATAGGCATCCCGTAAAATACTAAAGCCATTAGAACATCCTCAAAGAAGATGTCAGCAGTCTGTGGTCTAGCCACATACTCTAAGAATAATTGATTAGGCGGACAGTCTTCCATACTAAACTTAGTTAGACCGTGTAAAGCTCCTTTCGAACCAACACCATCAACAGTTCCTGATATATCGTAACTATCACATCCAAACGCACCCATGTGTTCATTAGCAGGGTACTTAATTCCATTTTTAATAATATTCAGGTTTTGTCTGTTTGCTGGTGGAACCCAGCTTACTTTAAATCTACCAGAGTTTGTTGGGTAGAAGATTACACTTGAATCTTTCATACCATTAGCCCACTGGAAGTTACCTGTTGTTAATTGAGAATCATTATTTAAATCCTCATTAAAATCTATTTGCTCGTATATCTTAGCTAAGTTAAATATACTATTTTTAGTTTCATCTCTGAAAGCATGTTCTTCAGTTCTTGGAAACTGTCTATAAAATTCATTAAGAGCATCTCCATCAGTTTTTAAACCATCAACTTCATTTTGCCAATGTTCTAATATGCCTGTATCTATTACTTCACCATACGGTCCAATCGCTTCTTGCTCGGGTGTGTCGAATACAGGTAACCCATGAGAATCAATGAATCCTTCGTAGTTCCACTCCATAGGTATGAACAAAGAATAGAGTCCTGAGCTAGTCTGACCATTGCGGTTTCTTTTTGTAACATCTGAGTTTCTATATAGTTTTTTAAAATTATCACCACCTTTGTCTAAAGCATTTGATGTTGATCCCATCATACACTTTCCTATAATTCTTGATCCTAGTCTAAGGGTGGTTTTCGTGACACGCCAGTTGTTGAGGATGTTGTTCGGGCGTTCCCACTTACCTGATTCATCGTGGACGAGGAGTTTGAGTTTCTCCCCATCGTAGGAGTTGTCGCCGGTGTTCTTCCAATCGATGGTCGTGTCCAAACCTGAGAGGGCTTCAACGTTGGTTTCACTACTGGTTTTGACAATACTTCTTCTGGTAAGCTTACTGGCTGGTACCCTGTAGGCCAACTCGGTCTTTGGACGGTCCATTCCGTCCTGTATTGGTTTGAAAAAGAATGGATAGTTAACGGATATTGGAACGACCTTATCAGTGAACATCTTCTTAGCATCGGGGCCAGATTTGGACAAAATCCCAAAACGTGAGTCGGTTGATATGGTCGCCATATTAACGCATACTCCGGACGCCATAAACGAAAAACCTGAACGTCTATTCTTGAGATAGGACATACCATAACACCTAGAGTCTGAAACGCAGGCGGCCCAGAATATGAAAAATAAACGGTTGGCCTCTCGAAAGTCTGGGAACCCAACATCAATCTTTGACCACTGCAAGTACATATAGTGATCGCCAGTAATGTAAGTAGGATTGCCTTTACTATAAAACCAGAAACCTTCTTCTCTTCGTTTGAACTCTGTGTTAATATACTCATACCATTTTTCTTTAAATTCTTCAGGATAATCTCTCCAATCAAAAACAGTTTTAATCTGCTTAAGTTGTTTAGGGTAATCAGTAACTTCCCACTTATCCTTACTAAATTTATGAGGGTTTACAGCTTTAGGTAGAGCTATCTTAAGATTCTGTATCTCATATATTTCTCCAATTTCACCGGTTTTGCTTATGACAATAACGTCATGTTCTTTGTTATACCCGTACTTCCATTTTTTAGACTTATTAAGTCTTTTAATGGTATTTATTTTTATAGGCTCTATGACCTTGTATAAAGTTTGTTTGTACATTATCTAGACCTTCTTTCTGCAAACCCACCAAAAGCAGACTGTTTAGTCTCATCTTTAGGTTTACTATTCAAAGCGTCTTCTTCGTCTTGTATTCTTTTTAATATTTCAAAAGCATCAAATATTGCTAGCTTTTTAGTAGCAGCAGCATTCTTAAGTCTGTCAGCAGATATGTCATCTCCTGAGTCTACGATCTTTTCGCCTGCTACTTTTATTAATTCCTCAACGGCTTTATGCCCAGCTTGGATTATATTCTTTTTCGTTTCCTTGATATTCATATTTAATTGTAATTGAATTGGTGGGAACTCGGTATAACCTTTGCCCGTCTATTATAAATTCATATTCTGAATTTGGCCTAAAACCTACTAAAGAGTTTAAGTAAACATCTTGGTCCATTAAATCAGGGTCTATGTGTTTTATCACGCCCATCAGTGGTGTTTCCTTGTCCATAGAGAACATATCTTTATTTTCTAATGGTTGTACAAAGTTATAGCCTTTTACTGATCTCCAGACACCGTTTCTTTTGTATGCAAATACTTGATCTGGCATAACAAAATACATGTCTTCTTTGTAAAATGACTTAGAGTTTTTCTCTTTACCTTTAATATCTTTCCATCTTCTGAAAACATTGTGATGCACAATCACTTCGTCTCCTTTCATTATCTCCGTACTACCAACGTTTGGTATTTCTAATACTACAGCATTTCTACTTACGTTTTGATGAGTAAATATCTCAGTGTTTAATATAAGACTTTTACCATCAATTTTTTTAGTATTATTGTATCGGGTTTCTTTTGGTTTAATTATAAAACTAGTTACACTTTTCATTAATAGTCTAAATTGTATTCAACAGATATTGCCATATTTTTATTAAAGTCTTTCCAAGGTAAAACATTAATACCTTTTTTAATAAATATACAATACTTATCTTTTTCTTCAGTTATACATTCTATAGTATGACCTCCATACACTTCCTGTTTAACAGAATAGTGCATGGAATCATTTTTATAATCTTTACCGATACTAATCTTCCTTATCAGACTCATCTTCGGTTTCAATTTCAGTTATAGTGCCATCTTGAATATTAACATTAACTTTACCATAAGTTTCCTCAAGCTCATCCTGCAGTTCTTTTAGCTCACCAGTTTCAATGGTTGCTATTTCGTGCAGTATTCTGTGTTTTTGAATCTCCACGTCTCCTAGACTTAATTTAAAGCCATTTGTTTTAGTAATAATAGCTTGTAATTTTTCTAATTCTTCTTTTGTAATCTTGTTTTTCATTTTATATTATTTAATTGTTTAACTTATTATAGTAATCACTCATTTTATCCAAGTTTTAACTACCTATTGTCATAGTAACTGACGTTGGCGCAATTAATAACGCTACTGCTGCTACTACACTTGCCTCAGTGCCTGCTACTAGATCAGCACCCATCGCTGTTTTAGTCCAAGCCTCTACGTCTGATTCTTTAAGTTCTGCAAAAGGTATAAATGTACCAGTTGGTGCAGGTACAATTTGTGTACCAATATTAGTTGCTTGCCAAAAATTTCCGTCTGGATCTTTTTCGCTAGAAGTTCCTGTTACGATCCAATGTACGTTGTACACTACATCTGCGTTACTTCCTTCTGTAGGATGAACATCTACTGTTTTACAATCCCATGCTGTTGTTGTTGCCATTTTTGTTTATTGTTTATTGTTTATTTTAACATGCTCCTTGTGAAGCAAATACTCCTGAGCTATTTATTTTCATTATATTGTTAGAGTTACCAGGTCCTGGATCAAATTTATAATCACCATTAGATGGGTTAGTACTACCTGTTGCCGCGCTGTAAATAGTATCACCAATCTGTGGAGCAAAAGTACTTCTTTCCCAATAATATGTTTGATTTAAAGCAAGACCACAGACGTTCCTGTTCTCAACTGAACCCGAGAAAGCAGTTCTAAAACCACCATTATAGTTTCTAAATTTTAACAATCCAACGTTTGATGAATAAGCCGGATCAAATAAGTATATATTTGCATCGGAAAAACAATCCGCTAAATCATCTGAAGTTGGATCTATTTCAGTTACAACATTTTGTAAAGTGAACGTAGTTGTGTTTGGAACTGCCATTATTTTTCTAGTTGTTTTATTCTGTGCTCTAGTTCAGCTATTTTTGATATAAGTAAATCTATATACTTAACTGATTTAAAACCTTCCTCGTTAGTCTCTACAAACTCTGGGTGTTTAACCTCTAGCTCTTGCGCTATCACACCAACTCTATAACCTTCGTCTGAATCTTTTACGTTAAATGTTTTCCATTCTGTAGATATAACCTTAGGTTCTAATATTTTAATATTTTCTTTTAATCTTTCATCAGAAGATAATATAAAGTTTGTTCCAGTTACTGTGCTTTGAAACGTAGCAGTTGCATTAGCGTTAAGGGTTAAGGCAAGACCTTGTTGGTCTACTACAAATCTTAAGTAACCATTATTAGCATTGCTGGCCGATATTGTATTTGCACCGGCAGATGTTAAGTTTATACTTCCGCTTGTGTTAATTGATCCTGATGTTAAAGTACCTGCGGCAACTACATTACCACCACTTTGACTTACTGTAAGTAAAGGAGTGCTTAAAGTATCACCACCGGCAACAGTCCATTTCATTTCGCTAAAATCTAATCCTGCGGACATTTCATTTGATGCTCCTGAATAATTAATAAAAGAATCATAAGAATTGCTAGTTTCTATAGTCAGTTTACAATTTTTAGAAGTATCTTTTATATGTAATCTACTTGTAGATTCTGCTGTAACTCCAATACCAACGTTGCCTGCGTTTGTAATACGCATTTTTTCTGAACCACTTGTTGTACCAGTTGTAAAAATTATGTTTCTAGCAGCTACAGTTAAATCTCTATATCGTTGAGTACTTCCATGACCGCCGTAAGCATCAATGTAAGAATTATCACCATTATATTCAATATGAA